TTGGAAATCTAACTTCAAAAATACTAGGGTCTAGAGACGGATAAATTACTCCATTTCTCGTAGCTGTATTTAAATCATAAACATTTCCAGAATAACCGTCACTAGTTTTATATAAATTTTTAAATTCAACTCCGATTACGGACTGTACTCCAGGAACATTAGCTAATGTAGTTAAAGCATCAGATTTTATAATAGGTTGGTTTATTTGCCAACGATCCACATTAAATAATTTTTTAAGTTCATCGATACAACGAAGTTTAACTACATTGCTATTGAAATTCGGTAATACTGAAATTTCAAAATTGATTCCAATATTAATTATAAATGCATCTTTAATATTTATTGCATCTGTTAAAATTCTATAATAATCTAAATACGTTTTTAAATTTTCTTTAACCGCATCATTCAATGCAATTAATTGTTTGTTTTGATCATATCCTAAAATATACATGTTTAATGCTAATGGATTTGGCACTCGAGATTGTACTAATTCTTGTTGAGTAATTTGATCATCAGGTACGATATATGCTTTAGCTATGCTTCCGTATTTTGATGGCATCGAATATGCACGTATAATGTAATCTTCTCTTGTTACTAAACGATTTTGTGTTGCAAAATTTGCCAATGCGTTGTTTTTAATATCAATCAACGTATCCGCAGTTTTCCCGCCGGCTGCTGGATCTGGATTAGTAACGGCTACTGATGTTTTAACAAAATTTACTAGTCCTGCATTATTTGCTGAATTAACGTTTTCATTATAATCGATAAAACTAATAGTTTTTAAAGTAGCTGCAGGAACATTATCTTGTATTCCGTTACCAACAGTATATGTAACTGTTAATGTTGTATTTGCAGGTGCTTGTCCATATGCTCTTGTATATAAAAAATTTGAAGGATCAATATCAATGTCTACGGATCTTCTAAAACCAGCTAACCCGTTACCAACATTATCTGGATTAGGAATTATTTCTTCATCATTATTGTCAGATATCCCCGCACCAAATTGCAATTCTAAACGATTGTCACTTCTTAATCTAGTAACAAAACGTTTTGAAGTTTTTCTCATTTTAAGAAGTGTCGGTGCTGAATCTCGATATCCAACTAAATCTGGATCATTTTCTAAAAGATTTGGAACGTCTTCGAAAATAGTATCTTGTGCTAAATATGGAACTTGATACCAATTATCTCCATCTGCTTCCGTAACAGAAATAATTTCTATAATGTTGGTATCTGGTAACAATATTTTATCATATGCTACGGCAGAACCAAATGTAAACGTAGCAGTTTTTACTTGTCCGGAAACAGCTTTTGCTGATTTTTTAAGTAAATAGTATGTAGGTTGATTGGTTGCAGTATTAGTTTCATATATAGTAACTTCCGTAGGATTAAATGATGATGAAAATCCAAAATCCACATCTTCTAACGTTCTAAATACAGCCGCTCCGGTTTGTTGTTTTATTTGCATTCCAGATTTTATAGAAAGTGCATAGTTAAAATCAGGTGCTACAGATGCGCCAGATCCAATTGCAGGTACTAATTGAAATACATCTAAACTTGTTTGTGCTGCTACGGAATTGTTTGGTTTATATCCTAATGCACGTGCTAAATCAAAAACATTTCCTCGTTCCGTAGCACGTTCTAATAACGATTCTCGCAAATTAGTATCAGCATAAAATGAAAGCACGTCGCCAACATATGATGCCAATTCTATAAACAACATACCAGGCGAAGATTCATTAAAATCTGTGTAAGAGTTTGGAAAATACTGTTTAGTAAATTCAATTAGATTTTTTCGGAATTGTCCGAAATCTTTGCCTAAATATGATACATCTTTTTTTGTTTCCATGCTTACACTATCGATATTGTATTGTCGTTATTTGCATATACAACTATACTGTCAGTACTAAAATTTTCAATATTATATGTTATCGTAATTGAAAGAAGATGCGGAAGTGTTGGATCTTCTTCTGCGGTTACTACATTGATATTTTCTATAGAAATGTATGGCAACCACGTGTTAATTGGATCTACTAGTAGTTCCGAAACATCTTCTTTAATTTGTATGGTATTTGGTTCGAACAACAAATTTAACAAGCTAGTACCATATGATGGTTGCATATATCGTTCGCCAATTCTAGTAAACAACAATGTTTTTAAATTTTCTTTGGCTTGTTCTCGTACCGAATATATAGGTTTGAAAATAGATTCTGCATTAGTGAATTTTACTCCTAATACAATTTCGTTGACAGAATCAACAGCTTGAGCTATATTTTCATAAACAAATGCCATTAATTAGTTTTCTTTTTATTTATTGCTTTCATTAACGCAGAATAATCTCGCGTCATAGCTTGTTGTACGACTGGGTCAACTTCATATACCTTTCCAGTTTCTGGATCTTCCATTACTTTTGGCGCCGATGGGGTCACGCCCATTGCTTCTTTCATGTTTTGTCGCATTGCTCCGAAATTCATAGCATCTTTCGATGTCATGCGAATTTCATCCATACCTTCTGCCATTAACTCTTTAAAGCTATTCATGGCCATAGGTCCTTGTTCCGTTAATGGATCTGTTTCATTTAATACTGATGCCCATTTATTTTCCGTAAATTGTACATTAGATTTTCTTCCAGATTCAGAAACCATTCTTGGAGCAACTCGTACCGTTTCGGTTGTCGAACGTTTTGGTTGTTTCATTTCCGTAATTGTAGATTGTAACCCTTCTCGAAGAATTTCAGTTAATTCTTCTTTAATAACTTCACGCACTGCTGTTTTTAGTGCTTTTATCAATGTTTTTGAATCCATATGTATATTATTTATTATAAATATCAAATTGCGTAAAATATGGTTTATAACCAACTAGAAGAATCTGTCTTAGGGCCATATACGGTTTGATCCGTAGTATCTATGTAATAATCTCCGATTTGACCGATATCAGTCGTAGGAATACCCGATCCATATAAAACTCTAGATGGGGCTTCATTTAAATTGGCAACAACATCAATTTGATTAACGATTAAATCTTGTATAACGTCAAATCTTTGTTGCAAATCTTCATCAGATACATTAACTTTTTTATAAAAATCGCTCGGATATACTTGTTCTAATCTTACCAATGTAATGTTTTCTGATAAAAGTGTGATATCTGGAGAACTAGTTGCTATTCCATTACCGCAAGTATTTGAAATTACGTAATCTGTTTGTGCTATTACATCTAATGTTTTTTCTATAAATCCAACTACTATTTCAATGCTACTAGTTAATACATTTATACATGCACTCGATATCGTTATTATATCTAAAAATGTGTTTAAAAATTGTACTAATGGTCCATTTGGCACTCCTGGTATCATTGGTATTAAAAGTTGTGCATTAGCTGAGGTAGTTGCAAAATTAATTAAAAATCTGAACGCGCCGCTTATGATAGGTACGAATTGAAATATTGATTGAATTTGATTAATAACGGTTTCTAAATTTCGTAACGCATTTTTTAATTGTAAGATATCACCATCATCACAATTAGCATTTGGGGATATAGATAACAATGAATTTTGCAAATCCGTTGTTAGTTTGTTTAATTCTTCCGTTTTTTCATTTATTAATGGTTGAACGGAATCTAGTATACGTGCCGGTATTTGCGAAATTTGATTGTATGGAAATAATGATGCCATTGTTAATACGTATCCTGTTGAATGTTATTATTTTTTAATTTATTTAGTTCCGTTTGATACTTGCTAAAAAATGTAGCATCTGAAATAATTATTGGAGCTCCGTTACTATCACGCAAAGACGTTGACATTACTTGTAAAAATAGATTAAATAAATTTTCTACCGCAGTACTATGTAATCCTGGTTCTTTTTCTTTTTTAACGCCTATAGATATAACGGGCGCATTTAATTCAACAGCTTGTTGAGAATCTAATACTACTACATCCGTTTTGGCTTTAAGTGTGATTCGTTCAGCTACTCCAATAAATTGCGATCTAGAGAATGCAGTTTCCCCGTGTTTAGATTGACGTATTGTATTATTTAATCTAAAATCTGGTAATGTTTGTGTACTAGTTAAATACAAAGATGCATCATCTTGTTGAATGTTTTCCGTTACAAATTTTCGGTTAGGTTGATTTTTACGACCATTCGATAAAATGATAATGGGTTGTGTAGTTAAATGATCTTCCGAAGTTTCTCCGCGCCACGATGCGGGAATGCTATATACACCCCCAGGTCTAATAGTATTGGAAAATCGTATGCTATTACCCGTACGACCTTCTAATATAAAATCGCCTTCATATGGTTGTAACGGAGAAACAGATTTAAATTGAAATGTTTTACCTGGTTTTATTTGCAAAGAAATTTCATTTGCAGTTCTGTCAGATATACCAGGTAATAAATTAGCATTCATTGATGACTGTACATCGACTGCAGATAAATAAAACCAAGATTCTCTTCTTTTAGTTGGAGTAGAATCTTGATTAAACGTTCTATAAATTAAAACAAATTCGCCTACTAAAGGAATTCGTTTCATGTTCATATTAACAGGCCTGGCTAAAAATGGTTTTTCATTAAAATAGCTATTACATGACCTAACTCGTAATGCAAACAATTTGTTAACATTCCCATCTGATTGAGATGGATCTATGTATTGATATGTATAATCATATTCTAATACTTCTGCTACGTCAAACTGAATGTTACGTTG